AACCTGGTCTAGCCATCTAAAAAACAAATATTGATCTTATTCTAACTTGCTTTACCAAATCCGACAGCCTGATAGGTGAAATTTCTATCAACTGAAGCATTTGATGAGTTTTTAAAGTGAACAGTAAATCCCGTTCCAGAAACACTTGATACTTCAAAAAAGTCTCCAGATTGCATATTTTGTGCAGTAATGCCGACAGAAGGTAATATGCTATTTGCTCCACCTTCAGTATTAGCAGTACCGACAAAGAAAGGATGTTGGAACGTAACTGTTTTTGCTGCTGCTCCACTTGCTGTAGTTGAAGGACTTTGTTCAGTTCTTTGTTCCATAGAAGCTGTATAACCTAACTGAAATACTCGAATATCCTGGTCAGGATCATCACTTGTTAAGTTAACTTTGAATTTAAAACCTCTACCTTTATATTGTCCATTTGCAAAAGTTTGGAATGGTTTATAAGTGGGAGATCCACTATTAGGATTATTTTGAGTAACTGCAACTAACATTTCGGCATTAACTTCAGTTGCAACATCTCCATCAAAAGTACCCGTTGTAGGAAATGCTAATTTTCTTGAATCAAGTAAGTTTGAAGGGAAAAACGCTTCAGTTAGAAAATGCCGTTTTAAATCTATGGTAAACACATCTCCTAAATCCAGGAAAGTTCCCCCTGCCGTTCCACCAAATTCATAAGTACCAAGTGGCTTGATACCACCAAGATCATCTATAGAACCTACATCATCAAATGTTCCTACAATACTGCCACCAATATCATCAAACAAACCACCACCAATTAAGTTAAGAGAGTTTGTTGTAGCATCAAAAGCAACATCTGTTTTCGTTCCTTGAAACTTTGGAACGTCTAAATCTTCTCTCCTTGTTTGAATTAATTTATCATCAACAACATCTGGTAAATCTATAACTACACTTGTTTCACCATTACTGAATCTACCTCCATCATCTTGAAATTTAAGAATGTACTCTCCTTCAAGTAATGCAACATCAACAGTAGTTGAGTTTCCAGCAGCTTTTGCTAAATCAACTGCATTGGAAAATGTTCCCGTACCATCAGTTTTTGAAGAGTGTCTTATATAGACTAATCCTCCATGAGTTACATCTAAATCTGTTGCTAAATTCCAACGTAATTTCACAGTTGTTTTACTTATTGGTTCTCCTGTAAGTCCAGTAACATCAGCAGGAACAGCAGTTTTACCGATAGTATTAAAGGTTTCAGTTGAAGCAGTAGCACTAGGTTCTAATGCAGCATTTAAACTACGAACAGATACTTCATAAGATCCTACTTTTGTGTTAAATATTTCAAAATCAGGACTGCTTGTTGTAGCAGAAACAATATTATTATCGTCAAATCTATAGTTCACCATATAATTAGAAACACCAGCTACAGGCTGCCATCTAACAATTAACTTAGATACAGGCTGATTATTAATTAAAACAATCACTTCATCTGCTGATAATCCAGTGGGAGGAGCTTTTAAAAGATTTAAAATTGATATTTGTTGTGGCGTTATTGTTTCTCCATCTTCAATAAATGCGTATTTTTCATTCACATAAGCTAAAGCAGAGATTCCGTATCTAACACCATCATTTTCTTCAACAGACATGACTCTGAATGATTGGGCAGAAACAGTATCATTTTCAAGTAACCAAACAGTATTAGCGTTTGGAGTAGTACTAAATGGACTAGAGGAATCAATACTAATTATTTTTCCTAATATTCCTGTTACATTTTTAGTTTCAACTGTTCCATTTGGCATTATTACACTTAATTTAGGATTATTTTCAGTTGATAAATCAGTTGCATCTGAATCATCTACAGTTATTTGAGTTGTTGTAGCACTAGCAATTCTTCCTCCTCTTCTTACACCTGATCTTGCTGGATCAGCAATACTAACAATCGTTCCAGGTCTGACAACTATTCCAGATTCCATTGACACAGAGAAGTTTACGGCCTCTGTTTCCCTTTGTTCTGCAAATAATATTGCTTTTGCAAATCTTCTAGCTTGACCCCTACTTGTACAACCTAGTGCTTTTACTCTCTTAACGTGCAGTCCATATTTACTTCTGTAAGATGCTTCCGCTTCAACTTCTTCATAATCTAAATCTCTAGTTTCCATATTAAAGTATGAAACTGCTACAACTGTGCTTCTAGTTTTTAAACTGCTTCCTGTGTAACTAAACCCTTCTGGCCCAACATTAGCTAAAGTAAATAAATAACTTGGATCTTTTGGACTATCTTGAGTAAGAAGTAATGCACCCTCAGACCAGATAGGCATACATCTCATTATTCCTGATAAAGTTCTTATGACATCAAATGCTTCTATACTTGTTTGAATATTTATATTGCAAGCAAATCTAGCTTCCTGTCCACCAAATCCATCATCAACAAGAGTATTAGAGAATTTACTAGCAGTTACAAATGAAAATAAATCTAAATTACTATCAATAATATGATTACCCAACCCATATCTAGTGTTAGTTAAAAGATCCAGTAATATTAGGGCAGGACACGTTGTCCATTGAGCAGCACCCATTACTCCATTAAAAATATATCCAGTTGGATAAACTATTCTGCCAGTTTGTAAATCTACAGTTGGAGTACCCGATCCACTAGCTCCTGCACCTGGAATTCTTACTTTTACTCCTCTAATTTTAAATTTTCTACCAGGAATCCTACTAAAAAATTCTGAATCTAAACGCAATCTTGTGAAAGCACTGTCAGGATATGTACTTGTATCATCTTCTAATTCTGAATAGGATTGCCAAACTAAATCTCTAAAATTTCTATCCGTACTATTAGCTGTTGTTTTTATTAAGCGAACATCCACAGGATGAGCACCAGTGAGTGCAATTCTATATTCTCTGTTATAAGCATCTGCTGTTCTACCCCTGATAGTGTCAGAATGAACTGTGTTAAAACCACCGCCATTGTACTGAAGTTGAATATCAAAACTAACTTGATTTCCTACTATATCTCCATCATCTTCAATAACCTGTAATACAGGAACAGTAACAGTTACTTTTACAGCATCTAAATCACTATTGTTAGTAAGTTGTCTTGTTATTGGTGTACCATTCTCAACATTTACTCCTACAGTAAAGAGAGAGGCACTTCCCGAAACCTTTGACATCTTAGTTTGAGGATTCGTACCAAAACGGATGTCAAGGTCTACATTCTGATGGTTAAAATCAACATTTTGAGGATTAGTTGAATCAGCCGTAGACGATAAAATAGGAGTATCGTCTAATAAAATATCTTTTTTTGCAGCGTTTAAGTAAGCAGTAGTGCCTTTAGTTCGGCCTTCCTTTGACGGGCTAGAAAAACCTTCTATTTCACCTTCAGAAATAAGATCAAGTAAGGTCGCAAATTGTTTACTATGTAAATTATCTTCAGCAATAGTTGGTGGATCACCACCTCCACCTTTACCGCCACCGCCAGATCCAGCAATAAACTTGTTATCTTCAATCATACTTGTACCGCTTCTGTATCTACATCACCACTTATAACAACTGAACCTGTAAATATTTCTCCATAGACAATAGGCACTGGAGTGCCAGCCCTTGCTGTATTTTGTGTTCCAGCAAAATTAAATGATATTTGCGGATTATCTTCAAAACCAATATCTTGGGTTGGATATAGCATATTCCCTACACCTTGTAATACTAAACCAGCACCAATAGCACTCAGACCTGTTCCTATAGCAGTTCCTATAGCACCACCAGCTACACCAGTAGCACCCACAAAAGGTATAGCCGATTGAGAACCAGCAGCTAAAGCTCCACTAAAACTTTGAGTACCGAATAATCCTGCACCTGGAAAAAAGAATGATGCACCAATTAATAATCCTCCTATCAAAATAGTATTAAAAGTATCTCCACCAGCACCACTTATAACAGGGATTATATGAATATCTTGCTGTCCTATCGGAAAATTTAATTCATCTTTATTAATTTCATAATTACCAATTTTTACTTGATAATATTTAGGGTTCATATAAGATTCAACTTCTGGAAAATTATTTCTTAAAAAACTAATAGCTTGAGGTAAATTATGCACTTTAATTTCAAATTCTTTGTGACCAATAAATTTAGCCAACTCTCCATATAGTTTTAATTTACGCAACATAACGCAACCTCTTGCCTGTACATTTTAGTAACCAAGGTGAGTATGGTTCTTTACAACTAAGTCTACTAGAAAAATGATGCAAGACATCTCCATCTATAAAAATAGCTACATGATTTAAACCAGCATCGAGTATAGACATGAATAATAAATCACCATTCTCAAGTTTTTCATTTGGTTCTAACTCTCTGAACCCAGTAGCTTCAGCACATCTTTCAAACATAGGATCTTTAATAAATGCTTCTGGGGTTGTGGGTCGTTTCCAATCTCTAAGTTCAATATTTCTTTCTTCTTTATACCAATCTCTTACTAATGACCAACAGTCTGTAACACCCCAAACCCATTCTCTTCCTATTAAAGCAGCTTTATATCCATTAGGTTCGCAGTAAGCCCATTGTTCTGTTTTTGGATTGACAATATGCCAAGGCAAATTTGATTTTTCACAACTAACTAAGTCTGCCTGACTAGGAGTTGGGGGTGTAATTGGATGACTATGAACGATAGCTGTTATCTCTCCTATATTATCTGCCCTTACATAATCTTCTGGATCAATAATAAAGCACTGATGATTGGTCATAGATAAATTACGACAAGGATAATAATTTTCTTTACCCTTTACATTTAACAATAAACCACAACATTCTTTAGGATCTTCAACTTTTGCATGACTGAGAGCAGCTTCCTTCCAATCATTCATGGCATAAACGTACCGATAGAAGGAAATAATTCTTTTGTGCAAACTCTTAATGGGATTCTTATATTTGCTAAATCAAATGAAGCAGCTAATTCAAATTGAACCACTGCTCTATTTTCTGCTGATTTCCTATCTATTTTATAAATTTCTTGAGGATATTCTGCTGTGGGATCTGGTGTTCCATAAGGATTTGATTGGCTTGTAGTTGTTGAAGATGTTGTTTGCTGGATCGTATTTGGGTTATTCATTGTGATTGTATTACCCATATTATTTCCATGAGTTAAACAGTAATATCTCAAATCGCTTGGAGCACCTGGGTAGGCTGGAGTATAAGTTACTGTCGCATCTGTTCCTAATGTTCCAGCATTAGTCGTTGATTGTATTCCTCCAGCATCAGATTTTATTCTTAATGGGTGATTTACGTTTGAACTATGAGCTTGATTGAAAATATATGTTGAGCCACGTTTCATTGTGATAACTGGTTTTTGAACTCCATTTATTGCAAATACATTATCACCATTTCCATCTGTAACTACTGTTACTGTGTATGTTACAGTTTCAGCATCAGAAGGATCAGCTACAGTTTGAGTTGAAGTAGTTGTTGTAGCTACAGGATCAAAATTTACAGCATCTAAAAATCTTGCTAAAGTAGTTCTTCTTTTTATTGTCGCACCAGTTAAATCATTCCCAGGAGTTACCTGATTTACGTTTAATAAAATAGCTGTAATTACATTGGTAACATTACTGATAGTTAGAGTGGGTCGAGGTAATTGACCATTTGCATATTTAAACCCATCAGCTTCCATTGGTATTGCAATATAAGTATTCCCATCCCAAATAATATTTCCATTATTAACTTCATTTGTACCAGCATGAAATCGGTAAGTTGTAGCCGATCCATGTAAAGCTGCATCTGTTGTTAGCTCAAATAATTCAATAACTGAGCCAGGATTTATGGATTGGGTTTCAGATACAGGATTTGCCATTAAGGTTCAAATACTTGTGTAAATGTTGCATTAATTCTATTTCTATCAAAACTAAATACTTCTTTAGTAAAAGAAGGACATA